ATCATTCCCCCATGGATTAGCCCATATCGAAGCAGCTAACATAATTGCAACTGTCTTACCTTTACCTGCATCACCCCAGAGGTTCAATACGAACGGTAAGGCATTTAATGGTTCTACCAGAACACTTGCCAGAGCTCCGGCTATGTAGATCTTTGGTTCAAATCGGTCTGACTTTCTTATTTTTTTAGCAGCATCCATCCATGTATCGAAAGATCCCTGCTCATGGATACTCTCATATGTATCTTTAAATCTGGTTTCATTGTCGAATATTATCCCCTTGCCATACGGCATGAATTCTTTTTCAATCCAACCGAGTTTCCCTGTTGACACTTGCACCTCAATCCTTTCCATATTGTAATTTTCGATATCGGACAAATAACGGACCAAATTTCTTGCATTTTCCGAGGTGACTGATATTCCGAAGTCTGCCAGCCCGACAATTCTATTCGCTGAAGCAATCATTCCTTTATCGATTATGATATCTTTCCAATGGTTACCCTTTTTGTATGCCAGCTTTATCTTCTCTCTGTGTGTTTCTGCGTTAATCAGTCTTTGAACGGGTATGATCGGATGATAACAAGCAAGGATTTCACCACCGAAGGGACCAAAGGTCCTGATACCATTGTCGTTTGCGATCCAGTTTCCGCATCGCATTTCTCCGTAATCGGAATCAAACTCAGTGGTCCGTTCTAAACTTCCTGGTGATTGCTGCCCTTTATCAAATTTCTGTTTTTCTTTTTTATACGCAGCCACCAGTTTAGTGAACTTAGTTTTTACACCAAGCTTATCCGCTCTCTCTTCGAGGGTTAATAGTAATCTAGCCTTAAAGATTTCGTCTTGTTGCTCCATTACCTCACAAAGTACATCATCGCCTAGAATGGTATCAGCTGTTAAACTAGCTATTTCTTGCAGGGTTATCACCTCTTTTCTTCATCTGTCATATATTCAAGATGGTATAATTCAAGTTGTAATTGGTTATGAGCTTCGCACCATATATCAGAGAATGGATCCGATATTGCTATAAGCCCTCGATAAGCAGTAATATACGCACGAATTCGCTTCAATTCCGATCTTGTCTTGCGATCCTTGATAATTCTATCCTGACGTTCCTTCATAGCTGACTTAGCCTTGCGCTGAGCGGTAAAGCTTGGTTTCTCGGTACCGCCCAGAAGCTCAAAGGCTGTCCAAAAATCGCAGTTATTAAAGTGCATTGTAATGTCGAAAATATCAAAACTTCTACCACAAACGAAGCAGTGGCAACCATCCCGGAAGACTTTCATATTTAAATCCTTACCGCCATGGCACCATCCTCTGCAGCGCTTCCATTTGACCGGAATGCTATATCGAGAGAGAACATCAGTTACTGTGACGGTAGCGAGTAGATACTGTTTTCTTTCTTCAATTTCTTCTATTGTCAACGCTTCTCACCACCTAGCAACTCAATAATCTTCTTACCGGTATGGAGCTTATCACAGAATATGAATTCACATCCATACTTCCGCTCCTGGGTACGCATAATATTAGCAAGGGTTTCGCCGGATATTGCCTTATTCTTTTTAATTTCATAATGAGCCAGTACCCAGTACTCCTCACCGTTTTTATCAACCATACATTTATCATCCACCCAAGTCTTTACTTCTTTTTTCCTTGGATTGCTCCATTTTGATACATCATCGATTGATTTGATTTGGTTACTGTGTTCGATAAGGATAATTAATTTAATACCGTTATCCTTGGCTCTGATAAGCTCATTTCTGAAACGATCGTGATTATTTGTAACATTGGAACATACCTCGGTTAGATTCTGCTTCCGGTCAATAATCAGCCGTGGGTTGTCCAGGGACATATAGTCCCCAGCCCACAACTTGCTTATGTAATGCTTGACACCTTGGCGATCGAACTCGGCTACAATCTTGGTTATTGCCCTGGCTTTCTCCCTTGAGTCAATCTGTATCGTAAGGCCCATATGCACCTCGCTTAATTGAAGGGGAGCTCTTCGTCAATTCCGTCCGGAATATTCATGAAGCCGTTTGAAGGAGTCCAACCGCCCTCTGACTCTTGAGCTTGTCCACCACCGGATGATTTACTCTCTACAAATTCCACATTTTCCACAACAACATCAGTGGTATAAACCTTCTGACCTTCCTTGTTGGTGTATGATCCAGTCTGGATCCTTCCATCAGCCCCGAGTTTCATTCCCTGCTTGAAATACTTCTCGATGAACTCTGCTGTCTTTCCGAAGGCTACGCAACTGATGAAGTCGGCAGTCTGAGTGTCTCCCTGCTTTTTAAATCTCCTATCGCAAGCAATAGTAAATTTTGCAACCGAGGATCCTCCATCGGTATATCTGACCTCCGGATCTCTTGTGAGTCTTCCGACTAAATTAACACTATTCATTACTTTTCTCCTTTCGTTTTAGTGCCTTTCAAAGCACTCATTACTTTAGGGAACAGTTCTTCCGTACAGTCTTCCAACTTATCAATCTTATATCTGGTACAGATTGATTTTTCAGCCACTCCGGTGCGCTCTAACTCCTTTTTAATGACAGACAGTTTTGCTTCACCAATCTTATGCTGAGCAACCTCTGCCATCTGCTCAGGAGTTGGTACCGGCGGTTTATCAGTTTTAGGTGGCTGACTCGGAGCTTGTACCTTTGGCTTGTCAGGTTGTTTCTCTGCCTTAGTAGCCTTATTCTTAGGTGCCGGTTCATGGACCTCAGCATCCGGATCAATCATTTCCTCGGTCGGGATACAGAACACTTGGAAGCACGCGTATTTATAAGCGATTGACATAGCCTTATTTGTTGCCTTATCTCCACTATCCATCGCCTCGCCGATTACCTTTGCTTCGATAAAGCTTCCGTCTTCAGCAAAGAATTTATATGTAATTCCAAGTCGGGTATAAAGAAGAACGCTTTCTTTTTTCTGACCCTGGAATTCCTTAATCGAGGATCTCTCGCTTCTCTCTTCACTTGTAACCTCAGGGACTATGAAGACCTTGTATTTAACCAATGCCGGCTGTAATGCATTCATAACATCATCGATACCACGATACATAAACTTCTGTTGCTCGTTTTGCTTATTCTTAGCTATAGCTCCAATCTCAGCCATAACATTACTGATAGCTTCAAAGATCTTTTGATTCTCTGCCATTAAGCGTCCTTCCTTTCAAAGAGTAATCCGATACTATTCAGATACATTTCTACTTGCTGCAACTCCTCGGCAGTACCAGTGACGGTAAATACTGCAGTAACCTCATCCGAAACAATAAATGGAGCTTCTAGATCATCCACCGGAGCAGGAGCTTTAACTTCCATCAACCGCTTTTCAGTTGCCAATCGCTCCTCTTCTCCGATGCGTTCCTCTGCTTCAGCTGTCTTCTTAGCCTCTTCCTCACGAATACGCTCCTCGGCTTCAGTAATTCTTCGCTGTTCCTCCTTGCGATCGTTTTCCTCTTTCCGGATACGAGCCAATTCTTGATCACGAACCTTCTGCTTCTCACGTTCAAGCTCTCGATCTCTGGCTAATCGCTGACGTTCTTCTTCGGCCTCTTTATCCTTGCGATTCTGTTCCTCTAATCGAGCTTGTATCTCACGTTTCTGAGACTCGTATCGATTAATCATCTGCATTGCCTTAGCAACGTCTAAATCACCCCAAAACAAGCTCAAAGCCTCTTCAGTCTTATCCGATACCATGGAACTGATCAGAGCGACATTATCACGGATAGTGTTCAACTTAGCGGTCATTTCATCCTTAACAGATTTCATGGTTGCCGTTGCATTTTCCCACCGGTTGTCATATACGACCACAAGACCGATTTCATCGATTAGAGAAGGATAGCCCGCAATGATGGAATTAAATGCATTCTTGATGTCCTCTTGCTTCTGAATGCGCTGCTTCTCCTCGAATTCTTTAACCTGGTTGTCGATCATCCCAATAGGTTCATTGATGATCTCGATCAGCTGCTTTACATTCTCCTCGAATGCGGTATAAGGCTTCAAGAATTCATTTTTGACCTCAACCTTCTTATCATTGACCGCCTTTGCCATCTTGCGAAGAGTCGCAACATCTTTCTTTCGCTCTGGCTTATTCGCTTCGGTGACTTCCAGCTCCTTGTAGATCTGCATCTGAGCTGATAACTCCTGCTTGATATCCTCAAAATTCGTACCAATAACACCAGGCTTCTGACTTACAATTATCTGTAATTCATTCATACCGTTTCTTCCTCCCCTGCTTCAATCGGCTCCACATACTTGCCGTGGATGAACTTGCATTTATCTCTGTAATCCTTGATCTCTTCCTCCGGAACATCAGTTTCGGTAACAACTCCTACTGATACAGAATTGATCTGCACCTTATCGTCAACCGACAACGGATTCTCTGAAAAGTATGTATATGCTCTACCAGATGGTTGTCCATCTTTTAGAAATTTAACCTTGATAATATTCATATTGCCTCCTATTCTTCGCATTCAATACAGAGATCACATCCGTATTGACTAAACTTGATCTTGTCAGCTCTTCTCTCTTCATCTGTGGCCTTGGCAGTAAAATCTACATTCACCTTAAGGTCAGGACTAAACTGAGCTAATTCCTGTATCCATTCATATACTGTCATGGATTTTCGGCCTCCTCATAATATAAACTTCTCTCATGTGTCCCATAATCATTCGGGACTACTACCCACGGAAGCTCTGAATCAGATTGCTCTTCATCTTCAGATATTCTGCTGTCGAGACGAAACAATCTATTGACTTCACGCTCATGGGTGGTAAGGGCATCGTTGTTATCTGGGATGAAAATTCTGTATCAGCCTCCTTGCAATTGCACCTTTCACCTGGATCTAAATTTGCTCCGCATGCAGGGCATGGACGAGAATATGCCATATTCAGGTATCCTCCCTAAGTAATCTATATCCTTCAAATGCTGCATCAATAATACTTGTGGCTTCGGGAAATTTCTGCTCTAATTCATGCAATCCCGTCATTGCAGCTGCTACTATTCCTATGATCGTGCCGGAAAACTCGCATTCTGTTTCAGTAGATGTAATGGAAATATTGAATTTTGAAGCGGACTTATTTGCTCCGCTAATTGCATCTAATTGCATGCGCTTTATCTCTTCGAGCTTCTCTGGTGTCATAGACCTGCCTCCATAACCATGTCAGTCACGGCCAGAGCGCAGCTCTTACAGATCAATACCCTATTGACTTCGTGAAGCTGAGTTTCATCTTCTGAGCCACAGATAACACACTGCAGCGTTTCTCTCTTGATACAAATTTCATCGCCATCAACATAGATATCAACTAATTCATTCAGCTCAAATCTGAGTGACCTGCGCACCTCAATCGGTAAGGTATATCTGCCGAGCGCATCAAGCTTTCTGCCTTTACCCTTCTTAAGGTGAATAACCTTGTCCATGATATAAAGGTCAAGTGCATCCCCTGTCCCAATGGTTATAGCTCTTCTGTATTCGATCGGGATGGTTACCCTCCCTAAATCATCAATCTTTCTTACGATTCCTCTTGCCATACTTGCAATCCTCCGATTCTGGTGATATACTCACCTTAGATAATTTGTTATGCGCTCATCTTGGTCCTGCCAGACCGGGTGAGCTTTTTTCTTGCACTAATGCAATGCGGACACACATATCCGCTGCTTGGGATCAGCTGATGCAGGCTTATATTCCACGACCTCCTGCAAATAATACATTTTCTAAATCTTGCCATATCACACCTACTTCCCGAAAATTCTGGCTACGGCTTGTCTGATTCTGCGCTGACTTAATTTTGCTCCAACAATGGGGGTGCTTCTTCTCCAGCACTCATAATTCTTATCTATGGTTGAACGACTGCGCTCCCTGCGCTTTACTGCTCCTGCCATCCTATCTCTCCTCCCTCCACTCTTTGATTAACACAACTATAATTCCTATTACCAAACCTACCCCGATGGCTCCTGCCTGAATAAGTGCTTGTCCAACTGTGATAGTTGAACACTCGAGTGATCCAATGGTTCCGAATAGCGCCAGAATGGCTGTGAAACCGAGAATGAATTTAAGCAGGGAAATGATCTTATGCTTCAATATAATCGCCTTCTTTCTTGCTTTATTTCCAAAATACTCCTATAATGTTGGTATCAGAACGATACACTGAAATACATATGAAAGGAGAAAAACTTATGAGTAATGATGTTTCATTAAGTACTTTTCCAAGTGGAAAAGTACCTGCTTTGGCGATTCTTTACCTGCAAAATCAAGATTTATCAAAAGCTACCCCCGAAGATATAGTTGATAAATATCTTGATGCATACGAAAGGATAAATAATCGCTTCAAGGAAGCAGGTAAGGAAAGACGCGAGTCATTTTATAAGTAACTCGTAAATACGTGCCATTGACATTGAAAGATTGCATAATTCGTCAGGTAAAGCACCTTTTGATTGCTCCGCTAATAGTTCCAGCTGTTGGCGGAGTATTTCTTTCTCGATCATTTCATTGATTGGCTTATTGCCTGTTTCGGATCCCTTAACTTCTAACATGGACTTGTCCCTCCTTTCTTAGTTATTCAATATGTACTACCGTCTGTTCTATATTTAGAACGGTTAGAGTAAAAAAATTTACCTGAAAATTTCATCCATCGTCACAGGTGGTAGACCGATTTTTTCACGCCTGTCGTTTATAGCTTTCTGAATTTTTATAATCTCAGAAAGCGTAAATTCGATTTTACCCAACTCCTTTTGACAGTAATTAGACTTCTTATACCCCAAAAGTACTGCAAAATCTTCCTGTCTTATATCAAATTCGTCACGAAACTTGCGTAGATTATGTAACTTTTTGTCTTTTTTTTGTGTCGATTTTTGCATTGTTTTTCGTCCTCCTTTCACTATGTTACTAGGGTTTGTTTCGTTCTATATTTAGAACTCTAAATGTAGTATAAACCCCACATTTATATTTGTCAATAACTTTTTGTTGCATATTTTAAACTTTTTTGCTACAATCGTTACATAAATGAAACGCATTGAGAGGAATAATAAAAATGAATGAGTTTGCGAAAAGGCTGAATATGTTAAGAACAAGGAAAGAGCTATCATATGAAACACTCGCTGAAGCAGTTGACAGCACAAAATCATTAATATGGAGATATGAGCATGGGAAGTCTGAGCCTGGATTATCGGCATTGATAAGCTTAGCTGATTATTTTGGCGTTACGCTGGATTGGCTTGCGGGCAACGGAGATTTTAGCACTATACAGTTTGCTAACAAAAAAGAATATATAAGCGTGATCGATAAAGCTATCAAGGAAGACGTATCTCCCGAGAAGCTTGACCAGATGATTGATTTATATAGGAGGTAATTGTATGGGAAAACCTTATCAGAGAAATTCAGATGGTAGATGGGTATATCCTGTTGATATTGGAGCGAGTAGACCAAAACTCATCTACGGATGGTCAGAAAAAGAAGTTATTGAAAAAGCAGGTGAGATTTTATTTGAGATTCGAACCGGGCAGTATACTCCTCCGAACAAAGATACATTGATTGCGTTTTTGAAATCATATCACCGGATAAGAGCCGGATATGATATGTGGGACCCAAAATCAAAACGCCCAGACAAGGCAAAGTGGGAAAAGACTACCGCAGAACTATTCAAAATGTATATTGATGTGCATTTTGAGCCTTATTTTGGTAATACGAAACTCAAAGATATAAAAACCATAACGCTGGATACGTTTTATAATTTCAAACTATCTAATGAGAGGGAGCATAAAGTTAAGCATGGCGACAAGATTGTCACCCAAACAATGCCGAAGCTCAGCATCAACACTGTTATTAAGCTTAATAAATTTCTTAAAGCTGCACTACACTATGCGATGATTAATGGCAAAATCAGGACTAACCCGACCGATGGAGTAGAGTTGTCTCCTATGGTAAAATATAGACCTGTTGTATATAACAAAGACCAGTTTCTTAAATTACTTGATTTTGTTCATGGAAAAGATGAAGAAGTTCCGATCATCCTGGGGGCCGGATCAGGATTAAGGCGTGGCGAAATTCTCGGATTGCGATGGGAAAATGTAGACTTCAAGGCAAAAACTATCACCATAGAACAGACCATGGTAAACTTTACAAGTAATATCGAGAAGGATCCCAAGAACGAAACAAGCAAGAGAACCATATCAGCCCCTGAATATGTCATCGAAACATTACAAAGACATTATGTATCTTGTGGAAAGCCGGGTTCAGATACCAATGTTGTCACCCGGTGGAAACCGAAATCTCTTTCTCAGAGATTTAATTATTTGTTGGACAAGTACAATCTTCCGCATATTCGTTTACACGACCTGAGGCATTACAATGCAGTTGTGATGTTGAGAGGAAATATATCGGACAAAGTTGCTGCGGAGCGTCTTGGGCATTCTACAGTGTCTACACTGAGAGAAGTTTATCAGCATGTATTAAAAGACATGGATGAAGAAGCAGCCAATAAAATTAATAATTCCATCAAGCCAAATGTCAAACCTGAGAAGACTACCACCACAGAAGAAAAGACTCTCACCCGAGAGGAACGTAAAAAAATGTTTAAAGCAATATAGTTGCCCACTACATTTTTTACTACACGGCAAAAAAAGAAGCTCCAACATCTTCTTGCGAAAACACTGGAACCCTTGATTTTACTTACTGCAGTCGAGGGGACTTGAACCCCTACTCCATTGCTGGAACTAGATCCTTAGTCTAGCCTAATAGCAACTCGCCAAGCCATTGAAAACAGGGACAACCCTTATTTTTCTTGGGTTTTGGCGAGTTCTTTATATTAAACATATTTATTCATACCGTTCAATATATGCTAATATTTCACGTATTTTACTACATTTTTTCACTACATTCTAACAACATGTATAAATTCTTTGCATCCCTCAATCCTTTTTTGTAGCATGCTATTTCTGCCAGAGACTGCACCTCTTCCGGTTCGCGTTTTCCTCTTTCGCATTCCAAGTACTCGGCATCTTCCATCTTCGCCACTTCGCAGCGTTTAATAATAAGCTCTTCAATTGCTTTGTTCAATATATTGCCCCCTTTAAATAACAATAGTTCTCAGCGGTGAAATTAAGGTCATTATATCAGAACGCCTGTTCGTTTTCAATAACTAAAAATATATGTGATGCCACGCCTTTGTGACATGACGAATTAAGATGTTATATATAAACCCCTCACGGCAAGGCAAGGGGATAAAGCATATTAACAGTTGATTATCATCTTCCCGGTTCGTGCAAATATCCATCAGTGTATATCCATATGCATTTCTGAATATGGTTTTTCATATCTGTATATCATCACAGGAATACTTGTATGCATATCTGCATATATGATAATATTTGGCAGGGGTGCATAAGATGAAATATGATGCTTATGAGGTTGGTCTACGTGCCTATAATGTCAGATTAAGCTTATCAAAAAAGCAAAGCGATGTCAGTGAATCCATTGGTATTAGTCAAGCCAAATATTCAAGGTTTGAAGGCGGTAAATGTGACTTACCATTATCGGATGCAGTAAAACTGTGTGAATATTTAGGAATATCTATATCGTGGTTAACCGGTGAAAAAAGTATACCACGGTTAACGGACAGCGAGCGACTAGATGTCGAAAAATATATAAATTATGTTATAAGCCTTCGGGGTAAGAGTTAATAATAATGGGGTCATAGTGCGTATTTACCATGATTTCGCCTACCGGATCGGATCATATTTATTACCATCAATATACTACAATCTACCATTAAACGACAATGGTAAAACCGTCCAATTATGGTAAATTATGTATAGTTTATTGTGTTAATTAATTGTAATCCACATGATATGGGATAAACATGATATATTTTTAACTCAGATATGCTGGTGGGTATATTTTACTATGTTGTTTATTTTATATATAATCGCTTGTAATAATCTCCGTTTTGCCAACTATACAATTTTATCTTGTCATGATAATATATGGGTGGTGAATTTGTTTAAGAAAAAAGATTTTAGAAATTTTAGAAGAAGAGAGCCTCGCAGAAATGCGGGGTTTTCTTTTTGGAAAAAGCCCTCACCGGTTAAGGCAAGGGCTCTATTGTTTATAGCGGTTTTGGTAACTTGGTGACAAACGTAACATATCCGTCAGGAAGCTTAATCAGATTAAGGCTGTGATACTTCTTAAGTCTCAGGAGATCATCGACCGAGTAAGGCGCCAGCTCCTCCTTCAACTCCTTGTAATTCTCCTTATCGCATCCAGATATTAGCATGTAACTACTGTTTGCACTCTTTAATTCTTCCCGGATAATCTTGATCTGATTCAGATAATGGCAACTAATAATCATTTTACAGTTAAACTTCGCCATCTGACTGAGCTTACTCCGGATAAACTCTTGACAGTGCGGCACTTGGGAAAGCTCATCAACGATAACATTAACTTTAATATGCTGAGCATCCGGAATATAGGCCTTCCGGAATTTAAGAGCAAGCCATATCTTCGTCATCCAATAAGTGCAATAAGCATCTTTCTCAGCCTGCGTACTAAACATGTGCTCCGGCATCCGGAAACAAATGATCTGATTGTTCTGCATCTCATCGATTAAGTTAAAGTTATTCTTGCAGTCCTTTTTAAGCATCAGCTCCATGTAAGTGTTTTGCTTTAACTGCCCAACACGATCCATAATACCACCAATAGCAGTGTTATATTTAGTTCCAATAACCTCGCCTTGCTTAGTATCGTCAATCTCCTTCATAGTATCTATGTATTCAGCCATATACTCCATTTGATTGCTTGGAACAGCATTGATATAATCCCATCTTAACCGGTGATCCTGAAGGACTCCAAACACATCCTTTATCTTTCCGTTACTTATGAATACCAGGAGAGCTGCAGCGCTTAAGTACTTATTCATCTTCGCTTTAAGGTCCCTGTCTTCACTGTTTACTGCATCGATAAGCGCAAGTAAGTTCGATGCCTGGATCTTTGCGTTTTCATATTGTTTTATCGGATCGGTTTCGTGGTGATTAGCTTCGTTGTAACCCATGCCCTGAAGTTGCTTAAGGTCGCTGCAATCAATATTGAGTACATTGCCAACATCCTTATTGACACTATCAGAGAGCTCGCAGTTACCGCAAAAATCGAAAATAATTGTACACTCACCGCCATTCCTGGCATCGTTTGAAAAGTTGCTGATTGCGGTGGTTTTTCCTGATCTGGTTGGACCTATAAGAACCACTGTGAGACATCGCTCATTCTTCGTGGTCGGAAGGTAGGCCCTGTATGGATCTCCTTTGTAAGTGGTATCGCCTAGACTTATAATGCCGGTCTTTAATTCTCCCGGTACCTCATGCTCCAATACTTCCAGACGGTCAATAATCTTGTGCTCCTCTAGGAGATCCAGGCCGGGAAGCGATATGAAGTGCTGTGTTTCTCTCGGTGACATCTTCAGTACTGCAGCCTTGCTGATTGTTGTGCTTAGAATGCTTAATTCTTTGGTGCGCAATCTTCTCCCGATCAGCTCATTATCGTTTGATGTAAGGCATTGAAAGCTATGACACAGTGATTTGGCAGTATTATATTCGCGTAGTTTATTATCGCTCTCGCTAAGGCAAATGATCTGCGTTCCCACGACTACGCTGCTCTTTTTATTTCTGGTATCATCAGTTATTGTAAATTCGCCTACGCTCTTAACATCGGATTCTCCTATGCTCAAGCTTTCAAGCCCTATCTCCATTGCTTTGACTACCAACCCTATCGCCCATGATAATAATACCCAAAAATTGATTTTGTTCTTGTTTATCGGCATATCATTCTTCAGTCTCTTAATAGTATTTTCAAAATCTGCTTTCCATTTATGTTGATCCATCGGAATAAAATTAAAAATCACACCTGCTTTGTCTCCATCCTCCATTGCGTATAGAGTGCCAAGCTCAGACGCAAGCAATGCATTGTTCCTTTTATCTGTCACAAGACTCATAGGATCCTCTTTTTTATAATCCATATAATATTTTACACATCCATGACTAAACAAAGGTATTTCGGACACAATACTTATTGTTATCTTATTGCTCCATGTATCTGTTAATTTATCTTTAAACAATGAATAGTGTACCTCGGGCACAATAAAGAAGAATTCAACACGATGCTTTTCCATGTAGATATAGAACGAAACCTTTGCGGAGCATTCAAAAAACATCTTTTTATTTATTATGCTTATCTGTTGGCTGAAGCTTCTATACAGGGATGCAATTAACTTAAGAAGGTTATCAGTGCTGTAATTTCTTATTGACGTGGAAGGCGTAAGCTTCAGATATATGTATTTGGGCTGCTTAAATTCAAAATATTTAGATACCGGCATTGAAAGCTTTTTCATAATTGGCCACTCACCACCGCAGTTATAAGATATATAAGAGCAAGCTTAACCGCCGTTGATACAGCCTTCTGATCTTTGCTTGCTATAAAAACTATTGCGCAGCACAATATACCAATCTTGGATCCCCAAAAAACAAAGTTACAAATTACATCCATGCATTTTACAAACCCTTCATAAATACCGCTTGCAATACTATCTTTGAGCTGATCGAGCTGATCACCGGTCCAACCACCAATTAATTCAGTTTTTAAATACATCAATCCATCACATCCTTTACTTTGTCGAGCATATCGGTAATGAAATACAATGCAGCATAGCTTACTACTCCGCCTAAGATCGATTTAATAATGCCTTCAATATCTCTTCTGGATCCACAAGAAAGAACTTCTTTAAGTGTAATGATAGCGATTACCCAATAGCCTGCATTAATCAAAGCATTAAAAACCATTTTACCAATTTCATCAAAATTCATAATACATACATCCTTTCAGATTAGAGGTGATACAATGTTAGCGGCAACGGTTTCAATAGTCATATTTTTAAAAATAACTCGATTTGTTATATATGGAATTTAATAATAATTTAAGAATTAGTACGAGCAAAATAGGTATTTGTACAAACGGTCCTTGCATACACTAGTCATGTAATGAAATTGACGAAGGTCAGTTGATTGAAATGACGTTCCATGGAGTAAGTGCACCCTATAGATTGAGTATGTTTTTAATCTCGTTTGCATCAAGTTTAATATCCTTTTCTTTAGAGCCTGCAGTGATTTCGTGATCCTGCAGGTATTTTTTTATCTGTCTGTTTACAATGTTCTCAATGCTGTTCTCTGACATATCTGCTCTCACAAGTCCCCAAACATATTGGCTTCCATTCTGCTGGCTATCGATATGATTTATCACATCCTTATCTATTTCTGGATCATATGAGAATCCCTTTGTTTTCCTCACCCGAATATCACCCTCCCGATATTGCTGTATCCTATTGCATTGCTATATTGATTGTTTTTCATTGTTCGAAGTTGTGGAATATATTTGGCTAGATACTTACTTATCCAATCAGCCGGGCCTCCGGTGATAAGTATATTCTTTAGACTTTTTAGATCGTATTCTAAAGAAAGCCTTTCGATTATTTCCTTTGCGTGCTCAATGATTATCCTTTCAGCTCCGATATCGACTTGCTTTCCGTATATAAATAATCCGTCTTTTAGCAGATCTTCAATATCCCACTCTGTAAGAGATAAATCATGTTCCGAGTTAACTTTGTTTGCAATTTTTGAAAACAGCTTCATCATACCCATCGAATAAGTTGAGTACTTAATCAGTTTGCCGCCCTTAAACTGCGCCGTGTCAATACTAAGACCACCTACGTCGATTATTAATGCATCTGTAAACTCGTTCTGAGAATAAAAAGCTCCTGCAGCTTCGGGAAAAACTTCTGCGTTTCTTATACGTATCCTTTTTCTAATTCCGTTGATCCGGATCTCATTATTTGTATCTTGGAATAAATTCTTCATTATTTGTTTCTGGCCGGAATACAGTGCGATCGGCAACCCTGTCACAATGTCAGTGATAATACATTCATCCGTAGTACTTTGTGCTATAGCTGTTAGTACGAGAGCTTTTGTATTATAGTGCTGAGATTTCATTAGATCAGTTGAATAATTCCCTTTCTCGCCAATCACCCATTTCTTGTTCTCCATCTCGAGAATCAGCTTATCGTTCTGCAGTGAGATGTCGCTCTCCTGGTACTCTCTTATGGTGCTCTTAATGCAAATCTTCTGATCGGTCTTGGTATATGTAGTTCCCTTGTCAATACCTAACATGCAATCCCTCCTTAAACAATTTTAATTTTGTTTATGTGGTGTGTTTAAACTTTTTTATCTTTGTTAATACTATATGGCGTAGGCTTGTACTTGTTTCCGCTGTTTTCAGAGTTTTTAATCTTTTTACAGTTGTTTTTCTGATTTTGCTTGTCCTAATCGACAAATGATAAATATCATGGTAAAATATGTATATCTTTTCGTTTGGGGGGTTGCATATGGTAACGTATAGGAAATTGAGAGAAAAGGTAATAGATAGTGAATTAAAATGGAAGGACATTCAAGAGGCAACCGGAATATCAAACGATGTAATTACCAAGATAAATAAGAATGACTACATAACCTTGCGATCGCTTGAGAGATTCGCAGAATATTTTAAATGCGATATAGGCGACTTGGTTGAAATTAGGAGGTAATATGAGAAGGTTATCCGTTTTGATTTTATTATTATATATGTTGTTTATTCCTGTTTCGGCTATGGGAGCAACTAAGACATATGATATTGTAGATAATAAGAAGATAGCAATTGACGAGGGAAAGAAATGCACACTAAAATTGCCAAGCAAATATAAAAATGTAAAGTGGTCCAGTAATAACAAAAATATTATCACTGTTAATAAGAATGGATCACTGATTGCGATAAACGGCGGTAAGGCTACAGTAACTGCTAAATCAGGTAACAAAAATTTCAAGTGTTATGTTACGGTTAATGAGGATTATACTGAGTGGGTGCGCTATACCACGGACGACATAATGAACCTTATGCAAAGTATTATCGACGGAAATGTTGTTGAAATAAATGACGAATACTATTGTTCGCCAGAATATTATGAAACCTTTCGTACCATCGCTGAGGCCTGTGAAGAAAACGAGTTGGATACCGGTGTAACAAATAGGGGTCATATACTTACCCCAGATGCAGAATTTATTATTACAGACAAAGTTGACGAAGATAAACAAGCCAAACTCGATGATGTTAAAAAGAAACTTGAAGCGATGATACAAGAAAAATAAAATTCATCCCCTGAGCCGATCAAGCCCAGGGGTTTTATTTTGACCTCGTATATTGACATTTAAGGCGGTTTTGATTTTAGACAACCAATTCACCGTATTGTTATCAGCGGTTTAAATCTGCAATAATGCCAAGCCCTAGCGAGCCTTATATCTTATCAGCCACCACGGTTGACTCGTACCCTAAGGACTTAAGTCTTGTCCGTGCTTTGTTTGCTTCGTCCAGTCCGGAATATTCGCCAACACGTAGCCGATAAACAGTTTTTACTTCGGGGATATACATTACTCCAAGATAATCGCAGATACCTTTCGCATGCTCAACTGCAACCTCTCGCTGAAAGTTTTTATCGATCATCAGCAGAGCTTCGCGCTTGTTGTCCATAAATCCGTTCTCACTTAAGATGGCTGGCATGTTAGTTTCCCTGAGAACATGGAAGTTGCTTTCGACGATACCGCGATCATTCTGCTCTGTTCCTTCGATTAGGTACTTATGAATGCATTCCGCAAGCCTTCTGCTCTTTCGTGATCCCGGATAAATATGTATCGAGTGTCCATTCGGATCCTTGCTGTCAAACTTGCCATCCAGTGCATTATAATGTATCGCCGCATATAAATCCGCATGGTTATCATTAGCAAGGCATACCCTGGCTGATAACGAGGTGTCGGCATCCGTGGGAGCGACTAACAATGTATCAATTCCGCATCTTTTAAGCTCAGCATCGAGATAATTTATTACCGCACGGTTAAACTCGTTCTCGTGGATAATTCGATTATTCAGTTCCGGAATCTCAGGTGTTCTTTTACCGGCTGTTTTCATTCCGTGTCCATCGTCCAGTGCCACTAAGTATTTAGCCATTCTGATCGCCCTTATCCTTTCCGGATGTAATATTCCTAATCAGCTCAAACGCTCCCGTACTTCCTAAACCGCTTGCCAAGCCACCTAATAATATGCCGGGGTTAAATATCCATCCGTTAAGCCAAACATTGAGGATGACACCCACAACCGCCATGATGAGTGGTATGTACTTGTTTGGGATAAATGTCAAGCTGTGCTTGATGATATATCCAAACGCCAAACAAATTGCTAATACGATAACTACTACAAATTGATTTAATAATTCCATAAAATCACCCTTTCTTTGTCGGTAGCTCTAAAAGCTCCGAATATAATCGTGTTATTGTTCCGTTTCCACCCAGCGCATGATATTCCTTGTACATAGCTTCAACATTCTCCATAGCGTAAATTGGTATGTACTTAAGCTCAACGTACTTGTTGTACTGGTTTATAATGTCGTTCCTCAGAGTAGCTTGCATACCCAGCTTTATAGCTTTAAATTGGCAATACATCCACCTAAAGCCAAGGCATAGTCCTGTTGTTACTCCTCCGAAAAACACTTCTATCCAGTACCTAGTGATGAATTCTGTCATCTCATGATATACCATCCCTTCTTTATTCTCCTACGATATACTTTGCATTTGTGTACCCGAGTGGTATAGGTAAGCGGAAGCCACCATCCCAAACCTGTGCATCCCCTGTCATAGTAAATCTTGTAGCCGTTGATCCGGTAGCTCCATTAACATATATCAACATTTCTGTGGCTCCCATCTTGTTATACATAATACTCAAATAAGTACCACCACCCTCAAAATAGACTACAATCATTCTAGGCTTAAAAGGCAGCCCGGATGCAGTTACTTTTCTCTGGTTGGTGATTAATCCACCGCCAGAGTAGTTATAAAACACGCCATCATCTGACGATACCACGGCATCTCCAGTGATAAGTCTCTTCATTGTTCCGAGTACATCAAAGATAGTTATCCCTTCAGGTAGATTTTGAGGAACAAGATTTGGATCGCCTTTGACTGTTTGATTCCCTGCCAAGTACTGACCGGCCGCTATTGTCTGATCCGATGTTCCTGGAGTTATTGTTGCGGCTGCTTTACTTGGTATATTCCCCGACAAGCCGATTCCGTGACCGGAATTAAATGTCTTTCCTGCCAAGGCATCATCCGGAGTTGCGGTGCCAGTAGTCGGTGCTATTGTTTGAGCACCGGATAAATATTGTCCTGCAGCGATAACCTGTTCAGTAACCTTAGGCGCAAAAGTCTCAGTGGTTTTTATAGGTGCGGTACCGGTTATTTTTGATTTGGGATTGTTATTGTAAAAGGTCTTACCTGCTGGTACTTGACTAGCTACTGCATCCCCTGTTAACTCAAGGGTACCGGTAATATCTCCTGCATCCGTAGTTGCTGTTTTACCCAGGAGGAGGTCAGATGCAGTGGCATTGCCGGAGGCTCCCTCACCCTGTAATATAAAATTTGTTCCATCATACCTCAGTGTATACATTCCTGCCTTAAGATTGGTTACATCTGACCCGTTAGGCTTCTTAATTCCTTTAGCGCCCCAGCTGTTTATATTCAAGGTGCTTGCTGCCGTGGATGCAGCGTTGAACTTAACACAGACAGCCAAACCTTCTGACAGGGCTTTTAGTGCAGTCGATGTCAGTGCGTATGTATTAGCAGATCCGGACGTAGTGCCTAGATACACAACAAGCCCCTTATCGATAATATCCGCATTGTCATTGAGAATATCGATGTTAACATTGTCTGTGGCTGCTTCGGGCTTATTTAAACCATAATTTGATGTATATTGCATTTTAAATCATCTCCTATTCTGTAGCGAATTCGTACCAAGTTTTGCTTGATGCAGCACCCCATAAACCACTTGATACCTGAGACCACGTATTATATGAGTACTCGAAGGTGTAGACAAGGTGTGCCGGCTTAATCTCTTCGATCGTGACTATCAAGTCTGCCATGTTGGCAGGGATGCCGACTGTTCCAACGAACTTAATAACGAAGCTGCACGTACCGGGACTTTCAGGCACCTCAACTTCGCCTCCGCTGTAAGCTCTGGCTGTGTCGATTATCATTTGTTTGGTGGTTGTGCCAACACCCCTCATTTTTGCCTGAATGCGCTCCCTGCGGAACGTATCTGTTTTTGATGTATTTATAGAGAGCCCGTAGATATATTCCCAATAACCGAGAAGCTTAGAAGCGGTCGCAACAAAGCATTCGTTCAAAGTTTCATTTTGAGCATTGGCAGCGGCATTGATCATATCCGATAGTATGCCTTGTGTTTTCTGCATCGTGGCATTGTTCTCATAAATCGGAGGTAGGTAGTTTATTAGATTCTTATCTGCCATTAGATCGCCTCCGTCAATGTGATTGTACCGGCAATAGGCATCTCGGTATCCAATATAGCTATATTTATGGTTCCGGTATTTACGAGCAAGGTATCATAATCCTCAACACCAAAGGTTGACAATAAGATACTACCTACCTTTGCATAACTCAGACTGTATATCTCAAATATCGTATCTTTCAGATATGCAGTAAGATTGGAAGTAAATAATGATTGAACTTCTGCTAAGCTCTTTGTGCCGTCAAGCATCACATTTGCGGTTACGTTGATCATCTTGTTTGACGGACTTGCTACAGTGACGGTAGCTCCGATCGGGCGTACAGTATCTATGTAAGCCGCCACCGTAATCGGGAGACCTGCATCGATTTCCATGTTCTCATCAACAACAAGCACCTTGACCGTACCTGCTCCATCCCAGACAGGATAGACCTTCGCATCACCGCAGCCCGGAACATCAAGAGCCCAGTTACGATAGTCATGGATATTTCCGCTCGTTCCTGCATTTCTGACTTTGGAATAATACCTAGTACGCAGATATTCATCATCCTCGAGGTCTTCCCCTGATGCTAAAATGTCAGAGATACTAGCAGTAATCCCGGTAACATTGTCTATATTTTCAAGTGGACCGGAATATGTATTACCTATATCCCCAGTTGTTTCGCAAGTCGCAGAATAAATGTTAGTATCGATTAAGGATGTTATACTATAAACTAATCCGTTAATACCCCATCTTGTACCAATGCTTACTGCTCCGGATGTAGTAACTTTCCTAACCGCATAAGTAGCAGCCTTTCGTGTAATTCCTACAGACGATACAATCTTGTCCAGAAATGCATCAACCGCAGTATCCGGAAATACCATATTCAGGAATACATCTAGGTAATAGTAGAACTCCGCAGTCGTATAAGAACTTCCGGCTATACTGTCATAGATCAACGAACCCTCACGCTTATCTGTATCATCAGATACCTTTGCTAGAGCTTCATTCTTTATTGCTTCTTCGGTCATACTTTCCCACATTACACACTCACCTCCTTCGTTATTGTGGCGTTACCGTAAATACTTTTAATATCAAATTCGCATGTCAGATTGTCTCCGGATGAAATGTATTTGAAGTTGTCAACCGTGACAATGCGATCATCCTGCAGCAAGCATTCACTTAGCCTTCGTTTGAGCTCTATCTTCACATACGGCATATCTTTACCGATAAGGTCCTCGATCTGAATCCCATAAGAAAAGCTATATATCGGATGTTCATACCTCTCAGTACTTAACACCTTATATATAGCCTGCTTCAATGCCTCTAATCCGTCTATCCGGCCCTTTATGTCCGTATCTGATAGTTTGTATGTCTCTGTAGCTTCAATCGTTGATATGACCGATAAATCGGGTGTTAATACACTCACGAATTAATCACCTCCAGAATATAATACTGCTTGCCTCCATGGTTCCTAAGAAGCCTTACCTTATCACCGGCAATGATGGAAGCCTTGAGATTCCCATGGATGAGTTCAGACGGAATAACAAGTTTATCACTAACCCTGATACCGCCATCGGTAACTATCCCGGTTGTAAATTCAGCAAGCTTAGCATTATTAATATAATTCTGTATTATTTTCTTGATTTCGTTTATCATAATGCCACCTCCAGACTCATCTTGTGAAAAGGAATATATGAATGGGTTGCCGACTTAACAATTAGTCTCCTGTCGATCGATATGTCTTTCATGCTTGCATATATACTATTACCAGCACGTACACTTACATCCCCAAAGCACTCAAGAGACAGGGTTTCTGCTTCTCTGTTATATAGTCTCAGCAGCGCTTCGGATTTAGATTTCGCTTGCGATGCATTTGCATTGTCCATGGTTTCAAAATACTGAAGTAATCCGTATTTAGTGATTGATGCATCGTCTTTCTCCATGGCGAACGATCCGACCGTGTTGCTGTCCTTGCCTTTAATGTAAATCTTGATGTAGTTGTAAAAATCTTCATCAATTGACTTTTCGTATTCATAGCCATAGCAAAGGCTTTCATCGCCAAGGACCAAATTAAGCTTTAGATCATTGATATCTCTAAGACACACGCTTCCAAATTCATCACGCAGACAATACCACTTCTCTTTATTAGTTAGCGTATCACTGATTGCTGGATATATTATATCAAGCCATGTCTTACTGTCTTCCACGGATGTAGGTAATATATATCCAGTGTCCGATATATCACCTAAAGGTAATCCTAAGTAGTTACACATTCGCCTTGTTAGGGTGCTCACTGTTTCGCCTTGAGACACGATAACGTCTTTTGCCTTGGCGTATCTAAGCATATCGTAGGCAGTGACATTGACCGCTTTGTCGCTTCCTCTGGACCACTTAAAGACACGCCCGTAAAATATATTTGCATCGTTATATCTAAACCTGACATATGCTGAATTCTCGATTTTTACATCATCATCAATAAAGGAGAATTCCAATTTGCTGCACCCGTCATTGAGTTTATCAGTGAAGGTTATAGCAGCGACAATATTGCTAATATCTAGCACCTTTCCGCTTGTCTCAACTAAAAATTCAACCATCAGAACTTACCTCCTCCACTTGAATGCGTCTTACCTGCAGGAGAAGATCCGCCTCGGTATCCAGATATATTATATCCAGACATATTAAGAGTCTCGGCATCCGACTTCTTCTTGGTATCAATATTTACTTTGGTTTCAATCCTAGGAAGTGGCTTATCATATTTTGAGAATTCATCCTTAGTAGGAATTTTTAATCTCCAACCAGCTCTGATAACGGCAGGATTTTTTATTGTATTTGGGTTTCCCCAAAATATAATATTGCATTTTGCACCATCCCCAAGCTGAGCCTTAGCAATCGACCAGAGCGAATCTCCATCCTTGACCACATAATACCCGCTAGACTTGGGGTTTTGTTGATTAGGAGTGCTTTTCTTTTTCCTTACAAGTTTTGCCCCGGTAGAAAACGAAGATATCTCGGCAAGCTCTGCGTATCTTTTACCAAAGTCTTTATACTCGAGTAATTCAAAACTTACGTACTTATCACCTTCTTCGCCTGCTTTATCCGTAAGTTCTAGTTGTTCAATCAGTACAAGTACGCTCTCACCCTCTGAGCCTGTCAGAGCACCGCTATTGTCTTCATCTGGACCATAAACAAACCTAACTGGCAATAAGTTATCCCTGATTGCTTTCATGCTCTTTAAAAAGTCTCTTGCGCTGTAGAATTCATTGCCAGTGGTTGAGTACGTGGCTTCCGAAGCTGGCAGTTCTGTCTCGAACGAGAATGATCTCAGCTCCATATCTGTAGGTACCGCTATAGATCCAAGCCCTAGTACCTTCATCTTCTCGATAGCCATAACGGACTTTTCTTTCATTTCTTCGGGATTAACAGGGAGCTTATATATAAGACCTTGAAATTCAAAATATACTACGTATCCCATTATTAATCCCCCTCTGCTACAAGATCAATTTCTTCACGCATAATACCTTCAAGATATCCCTTTAATACATTTAGGTCGGCTGTTTCCTTGACGTCGCTTATATTGAAGACAATATTCGGTGCAAGTGTTGCCGAACTGAATTTATTGATATAATCTCTCTCGGCCAAACTACGAAGATAAGATAAATCCTCATCAGACATATCTACCTTGACCCCGCCATTAGCACCGGATCCCTCAACGATTGTTGGATCAGATGATGTACCGGTAATAGAATCCGTTAATCCTGTGATGGCTCCTGACATCTTCGAATATATATCAGATCCCATATTGCTACCCTTGGTGTATCCCTCGGAGTAATCCATGAAGTCTTTGGACTGTACATAGGTCTTGAGTTGTGCTTCGGATTTTATGCTTGCGGATGCGTCAGCCAGCTTATTCTTAAAGCTCTCTATCCCGCTCGTTAAATCAATGTTCACACCAGGTATCTTATTGAGAACGTCCTCAATGCCTTGAGCAAGCTTCTCGATATATCCAAGGCCGGTTACTGCTAGATCCAAGAACAAAGCCTTAATTGATGCCACCGGATCATTGAACACGTTTCCAAAGAAATTAATAAAGGCTGCTACAAAATTCCACATATAGACGAACCGATTATAGAAGTATGTAGCGAATACACCGACAACTCCACCGACAAAGCTAAATATGTCTTGGAACGATATCCCGAGATGATTTAAAATTATGATGACCGATGCGATTACTCCAATGATAAGAAGTATAGGCAAGTGCATTGACCACCACCCTGCAGCAGCTATGTATATCTTCCTGATCATGTCTACAAGCATTACACTGCTAATTGCGAATAGTATCGGTTGAATAACCGGCCATCCTGCCACTATAGCATCGATAAACCAACTAACAGCATTCGCGGCAGTATTAAATCCACCGATCACCCTATCGACAAAAGACATAAATCCGTCTGTGTTAATGAGTTTATTAATCTTATTGATTACCGGATCAAACGCCTTAAGACCTCCGTTTTTAACCTTTGTCCAGATGTCGGCGAACGTATAAGGCATATCAGCGAATTTCGAATTGATATCGTCAGCAGCCATGAACATTGCATTCTTTATGATGTCAGCAGTAATTAATCCGTCTGCGGACATTTCTTTTAACTCACCTTTACTCTTGCCTGTATACTCAGCGATCGCCATGGCAACCATTGGAGCATTCTCCATGATCGAACGGAATTCATCACCCTGAAGCTTTCCTGCGGCCATCGCTTGCGTTAATTGCAATAGACCGGATGATTGCTCTGATTGGCTTGCACCACCTACCTTGAAAGACTTCTGCAAGAGCTCTGTGAACCCAACGAGTTCTGAATTACTTCCAAATGCATCCATAGCTGTAATACCGAGTTTTGCGACCGCATTCGCCATGCCTGCATATGAACCCTTAGATCTGTTGGCTGCTGCAAATATATCTTTTTGCAATGCCTTCTGTTCTTTCAGATCATCAGTGATCAGTCCAAGCCTTGCACTAGTATTCATGTAAGAGTCTGAGATGTCGATACCTTTCATGGCGCCGGTTAACATAGCAACTTTTCCTACCAGCTTTTCCAATCCGGTACCAGCCGTGGTAGCGCTAACCCCGGTTGCATTCAATCTGGAATTTAACCTATCGGTTGCCGATGAGGCACCAAGTATCTTGTTAGTCGCCCTATCTGTCTTGCTGATGATTTTATCTGCGGTTGTGGAGTAACCATCAAATAGTTTAAATATTGTTGATAATCCTGCTATTTTCTTCTACCTCCCTTCTTTTTGGGTGTTTTCGGAGAAGGCTTCTTGTTCTTGTTTTCCTCTTCCCCTCTGCGTTGGATGCTTGCGTAAACAAATGATCTTTCTCTACTGCTCATAGCATCTAGTTGAGACGGAAGAATGTGAAGTTTTTGCAAGGCAAAGTGAGCCAACACAAACTCGGCGTCACCTTGCGCAATTAGTTTTTTGCCTCGTCAATCTCCTCATTGATGTCTTTGTCGAGTCCTGATATTTCCTGTACAGCTGCCGATAATGCAGCGAATTCTCCGATATACAACATCTTCTGAAGGAGCTTAGATTCTCCCATAACGCCGTATGCGCTTTGCAGCTCTGCGTTCATCAGATCGGGTGATACAACGGCTTTCGCAACCATTCCATGAACATACTCGGTACGGTCAAATACATCGTTGCCTTTTTTGTCTGGTTTAGTATATGCCTTGATAAGTTGCTTGTTTTCCTCTTCCGTAATCGGTCTGATAACAAACGGTACAGGCTTGCCATCTTCAATGAAGCGATTAGAAACAATAACTTCTTTATTATCAATTTTGATAGGATTTAAGAATGCACTTAATGAACCCATGATCTACCTCTTTCTTTTAAAAATAAGGGAAGCGGTTAAGCCTCCCTTGTCTGTAGTTGCGATTAAATAAAATTAGCCGGTGTAGTGAATGAAGAAAGCAACTGAACATCATCGAAAGTGAAATCACTATCAAAAGTGATCGGGTCCTCTGAATTATCATCAAGAATTAAAACCGGTATGGTCTTAATAATGACATTGCTCAGAAGCACTTCCTGCTTGCCGATCGTTGATTGTTCATCCTCGTTGTATCCTTGGACACTAACAGGTGCATGTCTACCGGTCTTTGAGTATGCGATATACTCTTTTAACATCTGGGAGCTATTGAAGTAGAATGTTCCGGAACCAGTTCCCTCCGCTCTGCCTCGCTTGTGCTGTGCCATCTTCCGGCCGAGAGTATATCGGGTGATTACCGACTGGTCTATCTGAGCCTTTAAGCTCGACACCTCGCACATTTCTCTATTCTGGCCATTCACAGTAACAAATGCCTTGCCTTCTCCGGGCTGAGGCATATCACGTACATCTAAATAATTATCTGACATTGATTATTCCTCCTTCCTTAGGACAAGTTAACAGAGATATAGATCTTCTCCGCACTGTCCACCAACTGCACATAGCAATCGATCACAACTGCGTCGGAATCCGTACCTGCCGTTATCACAACGTCATCTGGCTCAAAGTTCTGAATAGCACCAAGCCTCTGCAGTTCAACAAAGTAGCCAACGAGAGCTGATTTGAGAAGAGATCTTCCATCAGCGTTATTATTGATTTTGCCAATATAATTAGCTTCAAATATCTTGGTGATATCATTATTGATGCCATTGATAGTCCGAATGGCCCTATTCTTCTGGAACTGCTTACCCTTAGTGGCTGTCAGGGTTGTCAACGAATTAATATCATATACAACACTTACATTCTGCGCGCTGTCAACTTTGAAGATAAACCCTCCGGCCGTTACAGCTGCAGCCATCTCTGTTTTGGTCATTCTTGGTGTCACATCAATAGCGCCCTCGTAAACTTTTCCTGTGTTGCTCTGGTATATCGTAGCTCCGGCGGTGGCACCTGCTACCCATGCTGTAGTCTGTGCCTTGGTTAGTTCCGTGTTATCCGATAAAACAACCGCCTGATCAACATTGATAATACCCTCGTAATCACCTACGTAATCCGGTAATACAGCTTGGATACTAATACCCTCGTCTTCTATCATGGCTTCCACCCATGTCTTGATGGTTGCATGATTTAAAGCTGTATCATATGGATAGCATAGTACATTAAACTGTACCGTCTCGATAGCTGCTAGAGCAGTTGCGAGGTCCGTTGCGTCATGAGCGGTTGCGCCAAGATTATATATTAAGACGGTCTTTGCATTCTTCAGCGCTTCGCCTGCCAAGAACTTATCGGCATCAGTTACACCTGCAGGCCACTCACTTGCATCTGTAGCCGTAATCTCATATATCGTATCTTGCACACCGGCACTCAGCTCTTGTAAGATCACTACTGTGCCTCGCTCTCCCGGCGTTATGGATAAAGCGGAATTGGTTTTAAAATTTAGATAGGCACCAGGAAGCACCTTATCTTGTGAAGTCCATATTCCTGCCATTTCTCACCCTTCTTTCTTAGATATTTGTATTTGTGGTTTGCGACTGCATTTGCTCAGAATTATCAATTACCTTTTCACGGTAATGCACATCAAAAGTAATATGCAGCACATTGTCCGTGATTCTTGCATTCTTGTTACTAGCTCTAAATATTCCGATAAGATTAAGCCCTCGTAACAATTCTTCTTGCTTTAGCAGACAATCGCTTTTAATCGTTGCCAACTCCTTATCCGAGTGGTATGCCAGGTCAAAACTAATAACTCCCTTATGACGGTTCTTTAACAGGTTTCCATATTCCTGATCAAAGACCGATAAGTAGAAGGATGGCTTTGCAAAGTTTTGAGGTATATCATCATCGGTGTATCTACGTATTAGGGGATAAAGTTCCTTGAGCTTAGCTACAATAGCTGCCTTAATACTACTTATCATACTTTTTACTCACCCTTTCTACCTCTTTGGCAAATTCCTGCTTAAGCGACCGCCTTACGGCTTTCTCAGCTGTTTCGATCTGATGTTGCCCTTCCACCCATCCAGTAGTCTCACCGGCTTGATTTACTGTTCTGTGACCATCGTTAACAAATGATGAATAATCGGCTGCATTGTACATAGCTTTTTCTGCTCCCCGGCGCTTCTTCTTTCTCACCGGAGTAGCACCCCACATCTTGCGCATGAAGCCTGTGTCCACCGGAGTGTTTCGCTTAGCACTGGCAACGCCTTTATTAACAGCAGTGGTCAATATCTTGGCATCGATATCGGATATGTCACCCAGCATAGCTTTTAGCTGTTTACGGAAGTTATCTATTTCTTTACGGTTATGCTGATAGTTATTTATCAAGCGGTCTCACCTTCCATCTTGACGGAATATTGCATACCGCCACCATACGGAAACCCCTCACCGACTCTCAGTGATACAATGGCTCCGCTCCTACGCTGTGTAACAACCACTCTATCTCCATTTTTGACCGTATTCAGTCCACAAAAGAGAGTGTGTGAGTTAATTAACACCGGAACACCATTCTCGCCTGTATCAGCCAATGAGCCGCCACTGTAATGGCATTTCTGCCCGGATAGGATAAGTGATTCTGAGTTCTTGGTTACATCATCAACAACGGTCTCAGTATTCCGGAAAATATCCATTGTATCTTTCCAAAGTCTTTCAAATACACTCATTTCGACAACCTCCTAAACTTCCGAAGGCTTTCCTTATCCTTCTTAGACAGTCCGTACACGGTTTCTCTGGAGTGATCTGCATCCACATTATAGGTAATGGATGTATCGCCCTCTTTAAGAGATTTAACATCGAATACAACGGAAGAACCGTTCTCTGCTTCGTAATCGATAATAGCCTTAACTTTCTTCCTTGCGAATGGCTCCATCGTCTCGGTTAGTTCTGAGAGATTGCAGTAGCTCATCATCTCAAGCATTATGTCACTAACAATTAAATCCTTGGTATTGTCGACAATATTCAAATTGTCTTTAACTAACTGCATGAATTCTGTGTTTAGCACTAGCATCAACTCCCTTCAAAAGAAGAGCGCTGATTACTCAGCGCCCTCTAACAGTTTCGATAATGTCTCTTTGTTATCTCTGTTATTAAATTTAATACCTTTTTCTTTTAGCAGTTCCATGATTTGTTTCTTTGTTGGTCCTTCAGACTGCTCATTCTCCGAATCTTCCTGCTCCGCCATTACTTCTGCAAGCTTCTTTGCCTCAATCTCACGTCTCAGCCTCTGAAATGCTGTTGCACTCATATTGTTGCACCTCCTATGCTATAAGTGTATCCTTGGAGGTTTTAGCAGCAATGGTGACACCAACTATATCCCTCTGGGTTGTTGTTAATGTGGATGTGTCTGCAGCTGCCCATACTCCTGTGTATTCAATGTTGATACTTCCAACGCCCTCAGTCAGAGTTACACCAGTTGCGGAGCCTGCGATTGCAGCCACGCCGTTTCCTACTGTAGCCTCGGCAATTGTGAGAGCAATGGCGCCATTGAACCATGTATGAATGTTGCCGGCTGCATCCTTCAGTTCGAACTTAACAGTTCTGACGAATTTTCCAGCAGCACCAGCAATAGCTGCCGCAACAGCAGCAGCCGATGATCCGGGAGTGGCAGGAGTTACAGATAGCACGATATCCCCTGCAAGACCATTTTCGACCTGTCTCATGTACTCGAAATAATCCGGACCTACATAAGTGTGATCATTGAATTGATCAATCTTTGACATAGTCGTTCCTCCTTAGATCTTATGAATGAACTTAAGGATACGAACATTCTTCTTTTCGTATACTCTTGTCCAGTTAGCAGCCATCTCAGCCTCTGCATTGGTTGGAGAAGATCCAGCCACTGAAGCACTGTTGAACTTAACACCTCTTGGATGAAGAATGAAATGCTGTCTGTTGATCAGTATATCGTCACCTGCTAAAGAGTCGCGATCTGTCTCGGTAGGAACCGGAGCAGACCCATTACCTAAGCCGATTGCTCCCTCACCAAATAGGTAAGTGGTGTAAACTCCTGCAGCTACAGGGCAGCCATCATCAACGATAACTCTCTTACCCATATATGTAGGAATATTCACAACACCCTGGGAGTCAGGAATAAAGTCAATCAGGTTTAATTTCTGTAGGGATGCATAAGCTGCAGAGTGCATACCAACTGCAGTGATCTTTCCGGCTGCATCGCCGAGTAATGTTAATGCGTCGATAAAGGTATTTCCTGTTAATGTATCGCCACCAGAAATTGCGGATACGTCAAGCAAGTGATCTGCAGCCATTGCTGTACTTGCGAAAACGCCTTTTAACATAGAAAACAAAAGCGCCTGTCTACGTCTTGCCCAGTATGTAGCTACTAAATCTCCGATAGCGGCCATAGGATCAGAGCCAGAAATAGCCTTTGCTAAGTCGTTTGTGCTCCATGCCTTACCTCTCATATACAATGCTGCAACATCCTGACCTGCGGTGATCTTTTGAGGTGTAAGAGCTCCGGAGTCAGATAACACTTCATCATCTCCGGTTAAATCGTTCCAGAATGGCATGTTAATGAGTTTGCCGCCTGCCGTAGCAAGTGCGTCCAGCTCCGGATTGCTAGAGATGATACCTGCCTGAGATAATGCGGATAATTCTGCTGTTCTCTGAATAACGTAGGGATTAAACACCTGAGGTACGATAATATCTGCAATTTGAGTCTTCGCCATAATTTATATCTCCTTTTCTATTTGGCCATAGCCATATATTGTTTAGCCAGATCGGGATTCTCTGTTAGGAGCTTACCCTGCTCTGTCAAGTTAAAATGTTCCTTGCTCCAAGGGTTCTTGCCGCCAGCCGGAGGGGTTTTTGTTCTATTGTTTGGATCACCGCCCTTAACATCGACTGTGAAGAAATCCTTGTAAGCTTCTTTGATACCTGTAAGCTGTTCATCGATACCGGTAACGGTTCCATCGGCTCCGACAACTAATTTATTGCGATCAAACTTCGTAGCCAATAACTCCGGATATTTAGCACCGGTTAGCTTCTTCTGAATCTCTGCATCAATCTTTAGCTCCTTAATCTTGCCCTCGTAGGTAGTTTTCAACGTATCGATCGTACCTTCATGGGTCTTGATTGTCTGCTGCAGTGTTTCATTGTCTTTGTTATCCTTCTTCAGAGTTGCTATCGTTCCCTCGGCTGTAGTAAGCTTCTCCTGGATACCATCTTTCTCGGTTACAAGAGTATTGTACTTGCCGATACCAACATATTCGCCGCTTCCCAGATCAGCAAGTTTAACCGGTTTATCCTTGTTTTCTGGTAATGCGTTATATGCAGTGATAGCCGCTTCAAATTCCGGATACTTATCACCTAGTATTGCTTTTAAAAATTCCATATTGCTCCTTTCGATCGCTGAGTTTTTAATTGTGGTGTCTCCACTGCGATACAGTGTTTTAACGTCTGCCTGCAAGACATGATTAGTTTAAATGTCATTTCGGACATGAGTTAAGCGCCGTGAAGCCTGAGCGGTGCTGTCCATTTAAGTATCAGCATTATTCGGTGGCGCATAAAAATAAGACGTATTAACCCAGCATCTCACAGGGAGATAATCGGATCACCGCCTCTCTATAAACAATCAGCCTCTTGAAAAGCCTTAAGCATCTTGGGAAACTGCAGTGCTATCCAGTCCACCATTTCCTCATTCGTCGCCCATCCGGTCGCAGGACTTCCAGAACTTTCTTGTAGACCGCTTTCATTAAGAAACGCATGTACAATCTCATGTCTTAATGTCAATCTCTCAATTAATCTATGTTTCTCGGAAGACACATCCTCGTATCCCGGATAAGTACATAAGTCTACATATGCAATTTCTTTCAGAGTTCCATCACAATAACCGTCAATTTCTCGCTTTTCAAATATCGGCTTGTCATGGTATTTATACATATTTATCTCATACTCAGTACCTAAAATATTAACTTTCACTTTACCCCTCCTGTCCATGTATATACATCTTAAGCCATTCCGGATATGAAACATTCGCTGGCAGCTTATAGGTCTTGCCTTTGGCATCCCTTGCAACCCTGGTCTCTTCTTCGTCTTCCTCGTAGTAAGGAATAGTTGTGCATCTGCATAATGGATGCTTTGGTGTCATTGATACTCCGACGATACCCTTGCCAGTATCGAACACCTTGTTATCCATCCCTTGACACTCTTCACAGGTCAGCATATCCAGAGTAGCTAACCATTGATACTTCTCGACATCATCCTCCTTATATGCCCTCTGTGAGCCTTGCTCAGCCATGAATGACATTTCTGTATGTAACAACCGGTAAGCTTCGAATTCTGAAGATGCAAACTTCTTAGCGAATGCAGGCGCCAATACTCTCGGGTTTCTACCCTGTATCAACATTGTAGTTATATTTTCACTCAATGACTGTAGTGTATATGCTTTCTGCTTCCAGAGCCGGGTTGAGAAGTCTGCGCCGTTGAATGGGTACTTGATAAGCTCCTCAACCGTCTTCGCTGATACCTGCGCGAACTCTTGATGAAATCCCTTGTATTGATCAATCCCGAACCAAGTCTGATAATATGAATCCGAGTAAATGTCTTTCAGGACTTCCTCGCCTTTATACTGATATTCAATTCCGTACAGTTGCTGTAGGATTACATCGATCTGTTTCTCAAGTGCCTGATACCGTGTTATTCTGGCTCGTATGGACATATTACTGAGCTCAAGATCGTATTTACCCATATTCTCTTTTGCCTTGTCTATGAAGGCTTGCAGATCGCCTATCTCAACCTTATTGAGTGTACGCATTGCAGTTGTGTAGGATGGAGAGTTGTTTTCTACCCCATACCTCATTACAAAGTCATTGACAACCTTGTGAATTTCTCGCTTTGCCTGCTCGAAGGATTTCTTGAGATCCTTATAGTAGTCAACAACCTTCTGTTCTCCGGATAAGTATCTCTGGAGCTGTCGTTTCTCCCAATATGATTTATCAGCCATGATACCTCATTATCCTCATTAAAAAGAGCCTCGGCTTATGCCTTGGCTCTGTTGATCTGTTATTCAATTGCTTCGCTATTTCATCCAATTGCGAATCAAGATGAAGCAACTATAAAAGATGCTATCTTGTTGCCAATTAATTCATACCCTGTTGCTGTGCCATGTAAACCATCAGACAAATACAATGTGTGATTATATTTATTAATCCCTGAATTTCTGTACATATCTAAACAAGGTAATTTATTTAGTGCTGCGACTTCTTTTTCTGCGTCAATGTATTCAATTAAAAAATCTCCGTTTGCGTTTGGATACACATCAACATCTTTCCCGTCACCACTTTCAATTCTCGCTCTCCAAGCAGGAGTTACAAAAAATATTTTTAAATGCGGAAAAGCTGTGAGCAACTTACTAACTACATAATTTATTGCACCTTTAAAAGTAGTGCTATCTGCGTCTGTATTGACTCCAATTGGCACTCCACCACCAAAATCATTTGTTCCATAGTTTATTGTAATGGAATTTATGGTGTTGAAATCAATAGACTTAAGTGTGTTTAATGCTGCGGTATTGTCATCGCTTTTTGTGATTATTAAATTTGCAACGGCTGCATCCTGTGCCGTCCAATCCCCCGACACAATAGCATCCGCAAGCTTTGTCATGGACAGTTTATCATAATCAGGAGTCGTGTGATACGACATTCTGCATCCACCAAACCCAACATTATAAACTGTCATACCAGTTCGAGATGCAATGTAGTTGTCATAAGCATCATCCTCGGTCAAGCTGTCACCAAAACATAAATGCTTTTTACCTAGAAGCGGTCTAAGATCGCTTATTTTACTCCACGCTCCAATGGTTGGAGTGTTTTTGTCTATTTGCCGAACGTATTGCACGCCTGGATTGTTAAGCCTATATAAATGTTGTATAATCCATCGATTTGAGGTATTGTCTACAATCAGCAAGCCAGATGAAGTACCCCAATCCGAAGGGAACGTGCCTGTAGTAGATGCGAAAGTAAATAAATGTCCTCCCTGAGTATATGCGGTGTCTATATTTGTAATCGTTCCTCTATCTGAAAAATTATCTGATAAATGTGAAACAGTTAGTTTGTCGGAAGCTAGCAATGCCTTTACATCCGCTGAAGTATTAATTGATTTTACCCATGTGGTCGGGGTATATGTATCTCCATCGATTCTTCTGTACCAGACGATATGAGGGGTTCCGATTACATAAACCTTTTGAATTATCCAGCGTTCGTATACCCTTATTACTTCCAGTAGATTATAACCAGTTACACCCGTAGGTTCGTTAGTTACATTTGCGGCATTGAAATAATAAGCTCCAGCATTGACTATGGTATTTAGGTTTTCCCCTGCGTTTAGTAGCCCTTTGTATGAATATTCTTTATCTAAGTTGCTACCTTTGATTGTCCCGTCACCAACACCTGTGCTTTGATAAACTCCTCCAACAGTCCACATGGAACCATTCCAGTAATACCAATAATCCTTATCGTCAGCGAATGGATTTTTAACGATATAAATAGATTTTTTACCATCCGTAGTATTTGCTATGGCATCAGCTTGCAATGCTACTAGTGTTAAAAATACACCCTTTGGGCTTCCACTTGCCACTGCTGCAACTTTTGTATCTACATAGGAAACATCTGATTTTTGCGTCGTGATTTGTGCCAACTGCGAATTAAAGTCATTATAAAACTGCGCCCTTTCAACCTCTGCTGCATTCCTACCAATCTCGCTTTCTACCCTTACCAGTTCTGCTCCGTCCCTGTTGCTCTCTGATTCTGTCCTGGTGGTTTCTGCTTCAATCCTTAACTGCTCCGCTTCATCCCTTAATCCTTCGCCCTGGTTTCTTATACTCTCAGCCTCAGTGATTGTGAGGTTAGCACTATTTAGTTGAGATATAAGGTACCCTACGATGTTAACTGACTCAAATGTAATTTTTCCACCGAGACCAGACATAATGAACCAGGTCATGGATGGAGATTGCTCGAATGATGATGTTCCCCATCTGAAGTTAAGCCTGAATATATTCTCACCAACCTCGATCATATCGTTCGTGATCGGAATATTGATTATTCCGTCTACCGGAACTAGAGGTTGAGTCTCGTATCCAGTTTTATCAAATATAGCGGTGATGGTTTTACCTGTCAGGTCATATGCTCCGACACCATCAACTACATTGATCTGGAGGGTGAGAATCCCGTTATCAATGGAAAACATTCTGTCGTTGACTCTTGCACCGACATTCTTCTTCGACATATCTAATGTTATCATTATTCTCCACCTCCATCAATGTTATTGGTATCAATTTCATTCTGTTTAAGTAGATCATCCTCTGCAGCTTTTCTCTCTTTTTCAATCTGCTTCAGCTCTTCTTCAACATCATCAACATACGGATGATTTGCTACGATCGTCTTGTCAGAGATAACGCCCTTGCTGTTCTGGCAGTCTGTAATGGTCTGGGATTCATTGATCGCAATATCTCGATTAAATACAATGGTTATCTCCTCATTAGAAGGATTACCAAGGCGCTTAACCTCAATGTATTTATTCACGAAATATATCTGCTGTTCAAAGGACCATTTAAAATTGTCCTCCAAGGCATTGTCTTTCAGATCTAATCCAGAATACAAGAACTTCAGGGCAATGCCTGAAGGGCTATTACCCATCTTATCCTGACCCTTGTCCACTGCCTGGCCAAATCGGTATATGTCTTTTAACAACTGCTCGAAATGCTTTACTGCAGCCTCGATGTTGATTGTGGGATTCAGAGTAGTTACATCTCCATCCTCATCAACCACTATGCCATGATAATACGCCAGGTCTCTCATAAACTGACTAAGGCTTTCACCGCCGTATCCCTTAAGCACATAGATTAATGCTCTGAGGTCTGCAATAAGATTAGATACATCTGATCTGGTGAGGTCGTAGTCGTCAATCAGAGTCTTAACAAATTGTAGATCCGGAAGTTCGTAGTCATTGTTCTTCCACGGAATAAAAGGAACGCGTTCCCATGATCCGTCTGTATCGTCAATCGTAAAATGCGGAAGCAGTACATTCTCATCGCCGGGAGCATCAAGGTACATTTCCGCATCAAGGATAACATTGCCATTCGCATCCTGCATGTAATACTCAACACCTTCAGGAGTGTGGTACTCAATTTTTGTGATATCCTTTTTCTCTTTACCCTCGTAAACCTCAACAAGATAATATCTGATCATGGCTTGCAACTCCTCGTGATCATTATCTATCCAGAGAGGGATGCACTGCTCAGACGGAACTCTCATTGTCCGCTTATTGCCCTTTGCGTCTATGTACTCATATGTCCATGCAATACCTTTGTTGCTGCATTCGGTGCCTAGTTGCTTGATCCGGTGCTGGTATCTCTTGCCTAGAAGGTCTTTAACCAGTTTAAGGTATTTTTCATCCTCGCATTCCAGTGTAAATGGTTTAGCAAGCAGATAATTAACCTTATCCTCGACATGTTCATGCATAAATGCGTGAGCCAGCTTGTGATTTGTCTTGGTCTCGTCCTCAACCGGCCTCTCGTCCTCATATCGGATCATTTTGCGACCAAGGATATCATTCTCTGCCTTGTAGTATTCTTCGCCCTTAATCATGAGTTTGCGTTGATTAGACACAGCAAATTCATCGATATAAATCTTGATTATTTCTTCTCTGGTTAACTCATCGATGTTGTTAATAAAATTCATGATTTTACCTCGTTTCTCCTGTACTATTCGCAAAACAGCAGTTTAGTGCAATAGTTGAAATGCTGAAACCCTTGAAAACAGGGCATTGTTGATTTTTGTTGTTTATTGAGTTTAGTATTACTGTCATTTTCACTTCAATATCGAAATGCCATTACCTTTGAAGATTATCGTATAACAGAAATATCTAACAGCATCCATAGCATGATCGTGCTGTTTAACCGGCTTGTCTTCGCCCCGGTCAGAAGCTTTTATATCCCAGATATACGAATTGAATTCCAGGATAGTATTCGTGCAGTCCTCAGAGAAAGCTATCAACTCCTGATTAAGGAGAGTTGCCACATACCTGATGCCATCCAAGACATCGTTCTTGGCCTTTTTGATTGTATATCTTCGCTTACGAAGCTCTGCTATGAAGGACGCAGCACTTGGATCTACAATGATGGCCCTAGGCTTTATATCTCCTAGGAACTCTCCGAGATCGTCAGCATATTCAGTATCCGTTTTCTGCTCCGACTCATCACGACCGGAATAGTAATATTCTTTGATACAGATCCATTTGCCCGCTTTATTCTTACACCACAAGAGGAATACGGTTGCATTCTGGGTACCATAGTCAATGCTGACATAATAGGTATCAGTGATTAGATCCGTAATAGATTTAACCGTGTGCTTTACCTTGTCGAACATATCATAGATAACACCTTCAGCAACTACCCATAAACCTAATATGTAGCGCTGATAGAATACTCCGTAATACATTGATTTGTATCTAACCTTAATCTTCTCAGATAAGCTCAGGTTATCATCCATTGTGAAATGCAGATATAACAGGTTCTTCTCGATGATCTTATCTATCCAGTTGATTTTAAACCAATGATAAGGTCCATCAGGATTGCAGTTGAACCAGAATTTAGATCCATCAACTGAACAGCGACCGGTTGCCTGGTTAACAAAGGATTCCGGCATCAGCGCTACTTCATCAAAAAAGCAGCCTGCAAGAGTGATACCTTGTATCAGATCTTGTGACCGCTCATCCTTACCACCGAATATATAAAAGTAATTTGTTACATCTCCTCGTGTAACAACCAGAAGATTATCAGCTCTGTGATCAGCTATTCCATAACCTCGTGCTCTAAGCATTAACTTCAGGAGAAACAATACATTTCTCCGGAAGGATCCAATCGTCTTTCCGCACATGCCGAAGTTCTGATCTGTGAATATTGTCATTGCCCATATGACAAAAGATAATGACATTGATAATGTTTTACCTGATCGGATAGCTCCATCGGCAATAATACCATCCATGTCGTGCATAGGAGATTTCGGAAGCCACCACGTCAGTACTTTTAACTGCTTGTTTGAAAATGGTTTGAATTTGAATATAGCCTTCTTTATTCTTCCTGCCATATCTCATCAACCTTTCTGGATAAAGCTTCAAGGAAACCATCATCTTCAACTGGACCATCATCAGTAATCTGCGCTTTTGTCTTGTCCAGCTCAAACTTCTTATTATCGTGGTCAATTTTATGCTCTTGCATCTTATTGTCAGCAGTAATCGAATAAAGGTCCTTGATATTCTTAAGAGAAGAGGTGATAAAAAGCAAGCCCTGCTTATCAACAGGACCCGGCATAGTGCTAATACTCTCTTCCTCATCAATCACTTCTTTTGTAGGCTTCCCTGGAGCAGATTGGGCAGTATATTCAATGACCTTAGTCTTCTTCTTATTGGTAATGAGATAGGTCTCTAATTCACCAAGAGATTGTTCGGCTTTATTAACTGCAATGTCTGTAATCCTCAGAAGATTAAGAATCCGATCAGCATCCTTATCGGATGATTTATCAATGATTTTTTGGTTTGTGCGCAGTTTGTATTCAGTTCTCTTCGAAGACCATGAACGTTTTGCCGACATATCTTTTACGGTCTGGATTGGAATATTATACTTTTCCGATAAATACTCTAAGCTGCATGGACTCTTTCGAATATCTGTAACATATTCTTTTTCTATCTGCAACCATGATATATCATCCGAGCGTTCGCTATTCTTATCCGAGCGTTCGCTATCCCACTTATGAGTACTCTTCCAACGGCGAACAGTGCCTTCGGGAAGATTTAGTTGACTTGCAATATCAACCAATTTCATTCCAGACTGGAAAAGCTTTAATGCCTCACTATATCTTTCATCTGGGCTTCTTGCCACTGATCACCACCTCTATTCGTCGTTTTGAGTATAAGAAAAGCACCCCGAAGGATGCTTATATTATTTATTCTTCTGTTTCTTTTAGCAATATAGCCTGTAAAACGCTAAATTCTTCGTATGATCCAACTTCTCTTTTACTTATGCATGTTGATTGGACTTTATATCCTTCTTTAAGAAGTTCCTTGACTTCTTTATCAAATTCGTTAGCACTTGAAGATGATACTGTTTCGATGTACTGTTTCATTCAATCCACCCCCTTCTATTCCAAATACTACCACTTTTTTACAGTATTTGCAATACATAAAAAGGCACTAATCAATTCATAATCAGTCAATGCCTTTTCTTATCAGTTCTGTATGAGGGGGCCCTCGGGGAATGAGGGAGGGAATTGGTAGGAGTCGAACCTACATCCACTGATCTTGTTGTGCGCGCGCCAGTGCTCTACCTGTTGAGCTACAAATTCCAAACGTTGTTTCCCATGATGTCGTTCACGCGAAAACATTTAATGCAAAGGCTAAACGCTTGCTTGCTACCATTTGTGATCTTGTTTGAAGCAAGAGAAGTCAACTATGATCAATCAGCCAGTAAGCTATGACACCTACCAGCCAACGGAGGTTTTTGCAACCTTCCACAGTAATAATAACACAGGGATAAATACCTTGTAAATTCCGTTTTTATTCCACGGTTGTTTCAAATGAGGTCAACCCCATCAACCCCGAACAACTGAATACTTACTTCTTTTGTAACTTCATTCACCCACCGGCTTACCGATGTCTTACTAGAGAAGTATTCTTTGACTGCCTCATCATAATTCATTCCCTGCATGAAGCATTTGATAAATACATCGTATTTCTCTGGTGTATCTTTTTTGATATACTCATCCTGAACTACTGCAAGAGCTCTGTCTATGTGAGCTATAATAATAAGACTCTTGAGTTTACTCTTCCTGATACTGTTAATATAAACCTCATCGTCAGCATCGTAATGAAGACTATCATTCAATTGACTTTCCTCAGATATAGCTTCTTCGATGCTACTCTTGATTTTATCATAATTCTTCAGAAGCATCTTAGTGTTATGTAGTGCCTTACGTTTTTTCTCACCACGTTGCTCTTTGTTGTACTCCTTGATAGCAACCTTTACCGCCTTACTTATTAGGTCGTCTGCTGTTACTTGATTCACTTAATCACCCTCCTCCTACGAATCCTTACACCTAGCGGCCGACATATGCGCACCGCTGCAGCAATATACTGTTTCTGAGTTACCGTTCCTCTTGCGCTTATACTGATATGGCCAATTAACCTTAGATAGATCATCTTTAAAATGTATCGGCCTACCGCATGTCCTGCAACTATGGTCTGATTTGCTTATTGCTCGAAACAGAGGTTGCTTGCGAGGGACGCTCCGTTTCATCCGGTTGCTTAGCCGGCTTACTCGCCTTAGTAGGCTTGCGCTTGATATCATGCAGGAAGAGATAATTGTTTATCTTGCTTTCGCTGATACCGTAGTGATCAGCTATGTACTTCCGGTCCCTGCTCTCTTCGACATACATTCTGCGAACATCTGCTTCAATCATATTACTTGGAGTCTTAACGCGCTTATCTTTCTTTGCCGGATACTTATCCAAAGATGTCTCAGGAATAATTGGCTTGTCCTCGATCTTCTTGGCTTCACCCTGGATGATGTCGGCAAGCTTCGCTTCCACTGTATCCGGCTTCTTATGTGACTGCTCCATCGCCTGGACTGCAGCTTCAAACTCCGGATTGATGATTGCTGGTTTACGGATCCCGAGAAGCTTCTCCAGCTCTACAGTCTTATCATCTCTGAAATTCATAATAGCAACTAACCCTAATTCCTTTATTGCATCCAACTTCTCTATGTCCACCACATCATCAATTCGTACTGATCCGCATCCGACTACATAAAAGCAGATAAAGCCATCCTTAACCGTACCAATAATATCCTCAGCTCTTTCTATATGCTTTATCAACTCTAGCTGTTTTTCAGTGGTTTCCTTTGCTCTTAATAATAATTCTTTACTGTCCATCTTTCTTATCTCCCATCTTCATATCGATAAATTTCTGAGCCATAGCTGCAACCTGGATTAACTCTATAGCTGCGTTAATTGCATCTTCCTTTAATGATCTTATTGCCTCGAACTCAGAATGGTTAAATTTAATCTCAGTCCATAAGTATCTTAAATTATTACCAAGCAACTCCAGCACATCATGAGCTTCCTCAACCTCTTCCTTAATCACCGCATACCCTTCATGTGCTGAGTTAAACGGAGGGAACTTCTCGTTGGCTGACTTCAATTCCTTATGTACCAGATTTATAACATCATCCTTAATCGCATTCATCCTCAATATCTCCCTTCTTTATCCAGCAACAAACTATCGTTGCCATAACAGTTGCTCCAATAAATACACCAATCAAAACCCATAACATATTATTAATCCAGTCCGGCATCAGTATCAACTCCTTCCCGATCTCCATTCTCACAGACTTCATCCGGTGACTCTAATCTGCTTCGGATAACACCGCAATCTGTAGCTAGTTCTACTGTTACATCTAAAGCATCTAATAATCCACTAAGTTCATAAACATCCTCATCGATTTCTACTATATATACTATCCTCATTCCCTTGCTCCCTTCCAGCGGTTACACACCGCATAATCATCCATCATAGTTCCATAATGCTCAGACTTCTTATTCCTGCATCGTATATCCATCATATCCTCGTACTGCTTTGCAGCGCAGTTCATGCAGCGCTTCTTTGGCCCCTCTGGTTCAGTTGGTTCGGCTGGCTCTTCTGATTTCTTAGTCCTTGCTTCAGACTTATCTAGCATTATGTAGCCGATTATCAGTAGTACGATGCCAATTATTGCAAATACAAATGATATTTCGCCGCTCATTGGGATTTACCGCCTTTCCGGAGACTGCTTTCACATTCGAACTTACTCTGCAATCTGCAAAACATACACATTGTTCCCCTGGTGAGTGCATAGCATCTATTAGTTACCGCTCTCATATCACAGTGCAACCGTTGGATCTCAGCGCTCTGTTCCGCTTCGAGTTGATTGATGCGTTTCTTCAAGACTTCATTCTCTTGTCTGGCATCGGATTCTAATCCTTTTCGGAATTCTTCTAGGTTCATAGTTATCTCCCTTCTTAAAATTAAATAAATTCAAGTTTACCATGCTAATTTCTGACCGCACTTCGGGCAAAATTCGAATGTAGTAACATCATAATCCTCAGTGGTTTCTCCGCATGTTGGACATGTAAATTCATCATCATATTCATGCGCCACTTTAATTGGCTGTTGTTTTTTACAGATAGCTTCCTCGATGTCTGTGTGTAGCCTTGTGATCTCTTCCGCTGGAAATCCTCCGCAGTTCAAACATCTCTTTACCGCCCAAACCGTTCCATCTTCAACTCTCTGACTTTCCATAAGAGTTAAATGCTGTCCGCAGTTATCACAAATCTCTAAAAGCTTAATATCCTTCATAATACTTTCCTCCAATCTCATATTGAAAATTCCAAACAAATGTTCTATAATCAAATTACTAATTTCTGTGAGGTAATACTATGCCATTCCTACAACCCGACCACCGTCCTCTGATCAAACATCCTGCAGGGCACCCGATCGATGTCATTACAACTACAAATCCCGAAGGTAAAATGAGAGTCGATTACTTCCGCATCGTAGATGATCGTTGTGAGAGATTTACTTACAAGATATATTCTTCGTTTATGCGGAAAGAGGAAAACTACATCATGACCTTTGATTGTGCTTATGATGCTTATGGTATCAGGAATAGCATAGTTTTTATTTTTGACGTCACCCGGCGCCAGTGGTCGGTTGGATAACCGGCTCGGGAATCCCATAATGAGGTCGTTCCGTAAATATGGGATTTATCTTACTATTACCTTTCTTAGCATCGTTTTCTATGTTTCCGTAAGCTCTAGCTGAGTTCAATTTAAATTCACCTTCACTTCGTCTTCCCGGGAATGCTGTGCTCCGTTTCATTTATGTACTGCCTCCTTATATTCTTTCATCCAACATCGGGTATGTACAAAGTTGTACCCCCCCCGACTGGTTTTAGCTGCCTGAAACTCTTGGTTATCTGCCTCTGGTTCGGTGATATACTCCAGACATATCCTGCATCGGGAATGCTTGGCTTTGGCAATTAGTTGATTAGTATATTCCATGGTCAGGCTCCCTTCTTCTGAAGCTCTTTCAGATATTCAACAATTTCAGTCATACATGAAGTTTGATGCATGTACTTCTGTTCAAAGGTCTTGGTTCCTCCATAAGCCGGCTTTTTCATCTGTAGTAGATGATAATGCTGTTCGTCCTTCTTTATGTCTGACCAGAAATATTCTCTGTCTCGGTACTCATCAACTACCAACCTATCTCCATTCTGGAAATCATATTTGTAATAATGGCAGTCAATGTGCTCATCGTAATACCATTCGCCCCA